TCCCGGCCTCAGACAGTGCAATGGCAATGGCTTGCTTGCGAGAGGTCACTTCTGGGCCTTTCTTCGACCCAGAGTGCAGCTTGCCAGCCTTGTACTCCCGCATAACCTTGCTGATCTTCTTTTCAGCCTTGGTTTTCATTTGCCACGACCCATCTTTTTGGTCATCTTAGGAGCCTTCATAGCCTTGGGCATTGCCTTGGGCTTGCCAACAGCAACCATAATGGCCACAGGCATACCCATCTTTTTGCCAGACTTCTTTTCCATCTTGGGTGCTTTACCGTACATAATCAATCCTTTGTGATAGGCCCGCCAGACTTCCAAGCATCACAAGTGCGGGCCGATGCACAAGTGAACTGGAATAAGTCGCAGTAACCAAGATCGGCTGCTGCAACGAACTCCTCATCGTAAGACAATTCGCCTTCATTTTCATCTTTTTCTAGACCACCTATGATGCACTGCATCATTTTGGGAGTCTGGATGAAGGCCGCACAGTTCCCGCAACGCATTCCCTTGATGTCTTCTGTAGGGGCGTTGTACATCTTGGCTTTTTTCAGCCAAAAGGCGGTGTTTGGTTCGTCAGGATTTGGCGGTCCATAGCCGTACTCTTTGAACGCATGATTGCGGTTCTTGAGGTTGACATGAACGTCTTGTGTAGCGATTGGGCACACAAGCCCTGAGAGCATTCCCATACTAGGTGCCTTTTTGCTGTTTAGGTGGTCGTCCTGGCTTTTTGGCCACCACAGGGGCGGTCATAGGAAGAGGACGGCTTTCTTCCTGTTGAGGCTCTGGCTCATCAATCTGGATGTAGCCAGCATGACCTTTCATGGACTCAATGTCGTGCGTGTAAGTGAACGAAACCGTATTGCCACTTGCCAAACAACGATAGGTAGCCATTGTCTTATCCGTAGATAGGGATATACCCATCAGCACTCACAAGCCATGCTTTGGTTGCTGATGCGTCTTCGTAAACAGGGATGTAGTCAATCCAGGCTTTCTTGCCAGTGATTGACCCAAGGATGTCTGCGTGAATGTTCCCGCTATAGGAATTCAGGATTCCTGGGGAGCCAGCAGTTTTGACAGGGATGTAATCGGACCAACGCCTCAGTCCTGTGAGGGTTGTAATCTTGAAAACAACCATCTTCCCGTTGTTAGAGGGGAAAGTCTGAGGAACCATTTACATCTCCGAAGAAAAACAGGGGGCTTGTGGCCCCCCGTCCTTACACAGCACGCCCGATAACGAGCTGAACAGTGGTCGCAGCCAGATTCACAGAACCGGCAGTCGGGTTGTAGGTAACGATAGTCACCGTGTTGGCAGCAGAAACGTAGGCCCGTTTGACCAGACCAGCTTCGCTAACACCATGCGAAAAACCGAGAACCATATCACCCAGTGCAACACCAGGAACAGTGACCGTATCCGTGTCGGTAGCACCAGCCGAAACTGCGCCAGCGTCAAGAGTACATTGCACTTCCCAAGTGTCCGAGAACAAGCCTCGGAATTGGTCATTTCCACGACGGGAAATAACAGCGGTTGCAGCAGCCATTTCAATCTCCTATAAGAAAAAGATCCCTCCCCCGAAGGGGAGGGGACAACTGCAATTAGGCCGGGACAGCCAGGGCAAAAGCAGCGGAAGCGTCAGCAGCAGTGCTGGTAGCGTTGGTACGCAGAGCCTTCACACCGTAGATCGTGTCAGCGGTGAACAGGGTGCCCAGGTACTCTTGCTTGTACTGAGTCTGCGAACGGATGCCAAGCTGCTCAACCAGAACCATCGCATCGCGGTGGCCCATCAGGCAGATACGGTCAGCGCCAGAGTTACCAGCACCAGTGTCAGCGTTCGACGAAGAGAACACTGCCATGCCGTACAGTTGGCCGATCTCACCGTTGCGGATAGCATCGCCGTTGCCAACGAATGCCTGCTCGGTGTAACGGGCCAGACCCATCAGGGTGTTGCGGCTCGACGGGGGGATCAGGAAGAAACGGCCGTCCATAGGAACGTCGTTGTCATCCAGGCGCTGAATGGTGCGACGGATAGCAGCATCAGTCAGAGCGGCAGCGTTGGACGAGGTGCTGTTGTAAGCAGTCGTGCCATCGGAGCCGATGAACGCCTTGGTCGAGGTGTTGCTGGTGGCGTAGTCGTTGGTGCCAATGGTTGCGCCGTTGAATGCACGACCAAGCTGAACCAGATCCGTGTCCATGCGACGAGCCAGAGCGTAACCAGCGTCTTCCGTGTAGAAAGCACGCAGGCTGGTCAGGGCTTGCACTTCAACGATGTCCTCGATCAAGCGGCTGTACTCAAAGTGCTTGTTGATCAGCACTTGAATGTTGGTGTCGCTCTCTGCAATCAGAGTAACGGCATCGGTAGCCACCTTAGCGTTGGCGGTGCCACGAGCGGGGGACGGGATGTTAACGGTGTCACCCTTCTTGCCTTTGAAAGACATACGCTTGACCAGATTGGCCAGAACGAGGTTCTTTTTAAAGGCGGCAACAATTTCATCACTCCAAATTTCGGGGATGAAGTTCGCTGCAGAGGTGGTGGTAACCGAATTGTTCGGTGCGAAAGCAGTGTTTGCCATGTTAAATCTCCAAGAAACAAAGGTTGTTTACTTGACTCGCCCCTCGGAATAGGCTTGCATGATCTCGTCACTCAAAGCCTCATACCTAGCAGGGTCCGTCATTTTTAGCCGAATCAGGTCGGCGCGTCTATAAACCCTCTTAGAACTCTCTCCAGATCCACCAACATCAACTTGTGCGGCTTTCATTGATTTAGTCCTGCTTGCATCGCTTGCTTGCTCTGCTTGCTTGGACTTCACACCGCGCAGTTGCTTGAAGGTCGACAACAGTTCGTTGGCAGAGTCATAGTCAAACTCAGAATCGGCCTTCGCGTAGAGCGCCAAACGAACGGATGAACCTTTCACCCAGTTCTGGAACTCCGAGTCGCCAACCACTTGTGTGTAGTCGGGATGCTCTTGCGTCAGCTTCTGCTGAATCTGCAGCCTCTTGAACTCCATGCTGGCCTGACGGGCAGCAAGGACATCAGGATGCTTCTCTATGGTTGCCTGAACCGCCTTTTGAGGATTCTCAAAGAAGTCTACTTCAGGTTCTTCCTGTTTTGCTGGTTGCTTAGAACTGATGTTCTGCTTTATAAGCTCATCTGCGAGTTTTCGGACTTCACCGACCTCTTGGGCCTGTTTACCAATCAGCTTTTCAGCCTCCTGGTGCATCCGAATGATGTCCTCCAAACTTTTATCCCTGTATTTCTCAGGGAGTCCGGACTTCGACTCCTCAATTTCCAGTTCGCCTAGCTCGTCAGGTTCTTTGTCAATCAGCATGTTTTTTCCTGCCAAAAATGGTTGTAGGAGATTCAACTCGGTCCAATGACTTATGAGTTGGCTTTGCGCTCCGCGTTCAACTTTTCGATGTGCTTGCGCTCAAACCGACCATGTTCGCTCGGAAAAGCACCAGACCATCCTTCAAGTTTGAATTTAGGAGCACTCATGATGCGATGGGCGATGCCACCACACCCACACTGAACAGTAGCTGTCTCATAACCAACTAGCTTCTCAGTGCGCTGTCCACATTCGCAGACAAATTCATACATTCTTCGCATTCAAGTCCTCGTATGCGTCTTCGCTGACCTTTTTTAAGGTTTTTAGCCAAGTAAGAATGGAAATCTCACCTTTACGAAATTGTAAAGCCTTTTCGTCAGGGATACTACTTACATTGTTCATAGATGCCAACATATTGTCAACATCTTCCATCAAATCGGCCCATCCAGGCTGCGACAACAGGTCAAACCTGTCTTCATAGTACCTTTGTAGCTCTGGAGTCACTGGTTCATCCCTTCAAGAACTGCCCAAATAACGGCTGCAATCGATCCCAAAGCGACTAACAGGCCAACAATGATGATGAAAAGCTCGTCCATTTCCTCTTTTTTGCGCTTGTCAGCCTCTTTTTTGCGCCTAGCAGCATGTGCTGCGTCTGCTTCCATCCTCTGCGCCCTAGCTGCAATTCTGGCCCAAACATCCATTTTGTTAGATTGAAAGAACAGCATCTTTACCTGCTCTTCAAACTCACGGGCTTGCTCCAGAGCCATTTCTAGCTCTAGAGCCTTGCCCAATGCGCTGCCCTTGAACTCGCCACGCTGAGACTTTTGGACGACCTCGATAGCATCAGCTTTGGCATCGAAATACTTGCCCAACACCGGCCCGAGCGATGTCACATCGTCAATGGTTGCAGAGACTTTTTTAACAAGTTCGACGGCTGACGAAATGGCTGCGAGTGCGGTTATGGGATCAATCATTTCAGCCGCCTTTAAAGTGTCCTGCTATCCATGCTACAGCAGCACCGAATGAACTGGCAATAGTCATTCCCATCCAGAAACCGCCTTTGCCCTTATTTGCAAGAGCTAGCAGTTCCTCGATCTGACCTTCCATTTTGTCGATCTTCTTGTCCATATTCTG